ATTAAGTGCTCGCTTAGAAGCAAGCTGGGTACAGTTTAATACATTTGGCTATGGTTGGGAAGACTTATTATTCAGACCATTGTCATTAACCTTCGTGGTGCTTACACTACTAGCACTTGTTTGGGGGTTATTTTTTAATAAAGCAAAGATTGATTTTGTATAGGAGAAAAAAATGAAAATTAAAAATATATTTAGAGTTGCAATAGCAGCACTAGCAATGACTGCAAGCGCAGCCTTTGCAGATATCACACTTGTTGTTCCGCAAAAAGCAGGACAAGGTACAACAGTATGGGCAGAAATTATTACTAAAGAATTGGAAAAACACTTGGGTGAGCGTATCGTTCTTCGTCTTATCCCAGGCGCACGTGATATTCCAGGTATCAACAAGTTTCACAACGACCTACGTTTTGACGAAAACACAATCGTTGTGACACACGGTGGCAACGGTGTATCATTCCTGCAAGAAGAAGTTGACTATAACTACGCAGAGTATGAGTCAATCGGTCTTATGAACTTGAACATTATCGCAGGTAAGCGTATTGGTGATGATATGTCAGCACCTCGTTTTGCAGCAGGTTCAGGTATGGTTCCGGAAGCATTCGCAATGACACTAATGCTATGTGGGCCGGACAAGTCAGTAGATGAGTATATTGCTTGTTTTCAAGACAAAGTAACTTGGGTAAAAGGTATGAGCGGAGCAGAACGTAGATTGGCATTTAAACGAGGTGACTTAAACGGCACTCGTGAAAATCCAGCAGCTTATAATAAGCATGTTGTTCCGGATGAAAACGCAGAACTTTGGTTCCATCACGGTCTACTAGACCCAGCGACAGGCGAGCATGGCGATGATACAAACTTCCCAGCAGGCTATCAAGTAGAAGATATGTTTGAAGCACGTTGGGGTGTTCGTCCATCAGGTGAATTCTATGATGCATACAAACTAGTTAAATCATTCCGTGATGGTCTACAGAAAGCAATCTGGATCAACAAAGGTAATGATGAACTACGTGACCGTCTACGTGCGGCAATGACATCAATGGCTAACGACCCAGAGTCAATGGCGGCGATTGAAGCAAAGAACGGTAAGTACGAGTGGTTTATCGGCGAACGTGGTGATCAAATGCGTGATACTCTAATGACATTCATTACAGAAGACGCACTAAAGAACCTAGTTAAATTCAACCGTGAAGCACTAGGACTTAAATCAGTCTATAAAGCAAACCTAGTAAAATAAACATAAGTATTGATGGGATGGAAAACTCTCCCATCACCTTCTGAAGGAATTAATATGGAAAGCAATTGGGATAAAGTTAAGTCAAGAACAAACTATCACTTTGATGCATTTAAGAGCGACCCAGCATATGACAACAGAATATCAATATAAAATAGTTACATACATAAAGTATGCTAGTGCAGTGACCATTCTTGTCGCGATGGTCTTGCACACCTTGGGTATAACACCTTGGAATTCACTTGCTCAACTGTTGGGAGCAGCAGGATGGTGCTACTGCGGCTGGCAATGGAGAGAGAAAAGCATACTGCTTAACTTTTTACCGCAATTTTTTATCATTATTCCGCTGTTAATATATACGTATATAATTCAATAAATAACACAAGTTACTGCTTGACTTTGATTGATGCAGCAGTTATAATTGTTCTACAAGGATAAAATATCAGTATGTTAGATGTTATTCAAATCAGCTATTATGAAGAAACAGCTGATGAAAATTTTGAAATTTTACAGTTATTTGCACCTCATGCCAGGCGGGTTGAAGCTGTTAAAGGTATTTTTGATGCTCACCAAGCCGCAGCCAGGATTGCAGAAACAAATCATTTTTATGTAGTAGACGCTGATGCAATTATCGAAGAAACATTTAAATTTGATTTTACACCAAAAAGTACAAAATTAGAATACGGGCATTTCCCCCAAACTGATTGTATATATACCTTGCGCAGTAGAAATCCTGTAAATGTTCTATTGTATGGATATGGTGGTGTGAAACTGTTTCCTCGCAAACAAATGTTAGAAGCCAAGTCCTGGAATGTTGATATGACTACTACATTGGGTTGTCCTTTTGTTCCACAGTTTCAAATCAGTAATATTACTGCATTCAATACCAATCCTTTTGAAACCTGGAAAAGCGCATTTAGAGAATGT